TAACAGGTTAATTTACACGGGCAAAATCTGCAGGAGGTTTTGGCTCAACTTGCTTTTGACTATGATGCTTTTGGGAATAGCTTTTGCGAAATTGTTAAAGGCAAAGTAGGGTCAGAACCATTTACTTATATTTACCATGTACCCGTTTATAACGTTGGTATTCGAAAAGCCGAAGCGGATCAGATAATAAAATCGGTTGGCATTTACGATAATTGGGAAGAGGTGCCACTCACAACCGACGGCGTGTTTTACGAGAGCGAAGGATTTAGGGAAGTACCAATTTATCCAGACTTTAAGAAATTTGAAGACGGAACGCAAAGAAGCGTTGTTCATGTGAAGCAATACGCGGCAGGGTATTTTTACTTTGGTTTACCTGAGTGGATTGGCGCGAAAATGTGGGCTGAAATTGAATACAGGATTCAAAGATTTAATACAAGTAAATTCGAAAACGGCTTTATGCCTTCGGGGGTGATGCAATTCTTCGGCTCGATTACGCCTGACCAGGCAAAGAAATTGGTCGAAGGCATAGAAAGCAAGTTTACGGGAATGGGGAATAATCATAAGTTATTTGTACAGGTTCTCCGTGACGAAAAATTAAAAGCAAATTGGATTCCCACCTCCAAAGAAAGCGAGGGCGAATTTTTAAACTTGCAAAACTTGGCAGCCTCAGCCATTGTCGTAGCTAACAGGTGGAGCAAGTCACTTGCAGGCTTCGCCACGGCGGGGCAACTTGGCAGCAATCAACAGATACGTCAGGAAATGGAATATTTGCAAAGTACGGTGATTAAGCCGCGCCAAAACTTGATGCTATCTAAAATTATAAATCCTTATTTAGCCGAAATTGGGCTTTATAACCCAGCCTTTAAAGACGTTCAATTCTCCATATCAAACACTTTGCCCGTGTCATTTATGGGTGAAATTGCGATTGAGGATAATTTGACGCAAGATGAAAAGAGGGAAATATTAGGTTATTCACCAATCGAAACAAATGAGCCAATTAATACAACCGTCTGAGGTTATAAGCGGAGGGGTTGCAAGACCAACGCCTGCGGACATAAGACTTGATAAAAGCCTTATAAGCCCTCATATTCAAGATGCGGAATTTCAATGGATTGCCCCAGCGATTGGCGTATCTTTTTACGATGCCCTTGTTGCGGACAAAGGAAGTTCAACCGCCTTCACGTCCACGGCTTATCAAGCGTTATGGAATGACCATTTAAAATCCTTTTGCGCCAACGCCGTGTTGTATGAAGCAGCTCCGTACATGGTGATGCAACTTGGTACAAATGGCTTATACACATTGGATAACGAGTACGGGCAAAACGTGGGCGTTGACGGATTGAAATTTTATCAAGACACCATGCTTCAAAGGCTTGGGGTAAAGAAGAAAAGGATTAAGGATTATTTGTGTACTTGCGCAAGTAATTTACTTGGATTTATTCCTTCTGCCATTGGTTGCCCTGAGGCAACTTGTAATGAGGATGAAGAAATATTTGATATTTATAACACGATGGGAATAGTACTATGAGTGAAATAAAACCAAAGAAAGAAAGGCGGTTCCTAAAAACATTAGGGCGCGTTGTTGAAATATTGGTGGAACAAGTATTGCTTAAACTGGGGAGTAGCATAATTAAGAAGATTGGAGGCAAAAAAACTTTGCCTTCAATTCTTTTTTTATTCCTTTCCCTCAGCCTTTTCGCCCAATTCCCAAACACTGGCAACAAACAAAGATTAGGTTTCCAGACCACGGGCGACGGGCTGGTTTGGCGTGGTGCATTGTCCGACACGGCTTCCATTCAACCGATAAACAACCAAAACGCATGGGTCATTCTTGATACCATTAACCTTAAATTTTATACGTTTGATTTTACTTCCAACGTTTGGAACTTGGTAGGCGGTGCGGCTTTTACTCAACCCGTTGATTCATTGTTTTTTAATGTAAATGTTCCTACGAACAATGTGGACACGGCAAAAATGCGATGGGATTCAGATTTGGCGACGGTGGTACTTGGATTAAATGACAATGTACCCAATGAAATTGGATTTAAAAACTTTTGGCTTGTTAAGAATCAAACAGGATCAACCATTACCAAAGGTAGCCTTGTATATGCAAATGGCACGGTGGGCGCAAGTGGGAGAATAACGGTTGATAAGTTTATCGCCAACGGCTCAATAGATGCAAAGTATTTATTAGGAATAACGGCACATGATTTAACCGATGGTGAAGATGGGTACGTTATTTCATTTGGCAAAATAAGACAAGTCAACACTGATACCTTTGCGGCTGGTGCAATCCTTTACCCATCGCCAACGGTGGCAGGTGTTTGGACAGACGTAGAACCCGTTGCGCCTAACATTGATATGCCTATTGGCTTTTGTATCAATTCATCCTCAAACAACGGAACAATAGCCATACGCGTAGCATCGGGCTATAAATTGAACGAGCTTCACGACGTTTCTATTTCATCACCAGTGGAAAAGGCTTCTTTATATTATTTTGGTGGATTATGGAAAGATACAACGGCAGCCCTTTTGGTTAGTGACACGGCTTCCATGTTAGCTAACTACGCAACCAAAGCATACGCGGACACAACGGGAAGGTTATATGCAAGGCAGGATTTTACAAATGTTTCATCCTCAACTTTGACATGGACACAAAGTGACACTTTGATTCCTGGGGGAGTTACCGTTGTTCAAGTATATCGCAACGGACAAATCTTATTGCCTTCGCAATACACAATACCAACGTCAACAAGCGTGGTTATTGCAGCTTCATCATTCAAAGTCAATGATAATTACACGGTGATTTTTCCTCGTGGTGGCGGTGCAGGAAGTGGTGGAGGATCGGGAAGTTTAACTTCTATTTCAGCGGGAACAGGCATAACAGTTAGCCCAAATCCGATAACAACGACTGGCACGGTTTCGGCTGACCTCAGCGTTTTAATGGAATTGACAGATACATCATTATTGAACCTTACATCAAGATTCAACACAAAGCAAAATACCTTGGTATCTGGTACAAATATCAAGACGGTAAATTCAAATAGCTTATTAGGCTCAGGAAATATAAGCGTTGGAACATTGGTTGCGGCTGATACCGTTTCGTTATCCAACAGAATAAATACAAAGTTAAATTCAACTGATACAGCTTCGTTATCTAATCGAATCAATTTTAAATTAAACGCTTTAGACACGGCTTCATTGTCCAATAGAATAGATGCTAAAGGCACTGGCACAGTTACAAGTGTTGCGACTGGCTACGGATTAACAGGTGGAACGATTACCTCAACAGGAACATTGCTTCTTGATTCAGCGGTGGTATTTTCACGCATACGCGATTCCATCGTTGACGTGGCTATTGGGAATGATACCATTAAAATATTAAAACAGGAATACGCACCAGCCACAACAAGCGTTTTGACGTGGACAATTACGCCAAAGTTTCCCATTCAATTAAAGGCTTATATTTTGGTGTTCAGAAATGGGCAGTTACTTATCAATGACCAATATAATTTGACAGATACGAATAAAATTACCATTGTTCCCAATTCTTTTAAACTTGGTTCAAATTATACGGTGGTTACAGTTAGTGGCATTGGTTCGGTGGGTACGGGCGTGTTCCCAAATCCTGTTTATCCTGAGGCAGGAATAGCGTTAAGCACGGGCAGCGCTTGGGCTTCAAGCATTCCTAATAATTCAGCAAATTGGAATATTGCCTTCAATGACAAAATAGCAAGTGCGGCTTTCACGGGGACAAATACAAAGACGTTGACATTGACCCAATATGACGGGGGAACATTTGCGCCAACGTTTACCGATTTGCAAGGGGTGACAGGCGTCACGGCAGGGACAGGGTTAACGGGTGGAACTATAACAACCACGGGCACAGTGGCAGTTGACTTTGGCGTGGTTGCACCGGTGGCAAATCCCACGTTCACGGGAACGGTTTCGGGGATAACGAAAAGTATGGTGGGATTGGGTAATGTGGATAATACCTCGGATGCAAATAAACCCGTATCGACGGCAACACAAACAGCGTTGAATGGAAAAGAAAATACCATAACCGCAGGAACGACAGGACAATATTTTAGAGGAGATAAAACATTTCAAACTTTAGATAAATCTGCGGTTGGATTGGGTAATGTAGATAATACTTCAGATGCAAATAAACCAATATCGACATTAACACAAACAGCGTTGAATGGAAAAGAAAATACCATAACCGCAGGAACGACAGGACAATATTTTAGAGGAGATAAAACATTTCAAACTTTAGATAAATCTGCGGTTGGATTGGGTAATGTGGATAATACTTCGGATGCAAATAAACCAATATCAACGGCAACACAAACGGCGTTGAATGGAAAGCA